GACGCAGGTTGGCCCGCTTCACCGGATGCGACAACCGGATCAGGTCATTCATCCGCTTGTCGTAGCAGTCCTGGCACAAGTCCACCCCCCACGGGCGTCCCTTCCCGTACCGGTAGACGACCACGCATTCCTCAATGTCACGGTCACTGCGACACAGGTCGCAGACCCTCTTAGGCACCGTTGCCACTGCCGACCTCCTTCAACGGGACGATTTTAGCGTCCTTGCGCTGCAGTGCCGGGAACATCGGCTTGCCGGCGAGCAGCTCGTTGCGCTGCTGGCGCTCCAGCGACAGGCCCAGGTAGATCTCGGTGGTCTTGGTGTCCGCATGGCCGAGCATGCTGGACACCCGGCGGAGGGCACCGTCGTAGCCTTCCGAGCGGAGCCGGTCGAACAGGGCACGGGCACCGGACCGGCGCAGTGAATGCACCCCGGTGCCTTTGGTGTCGTAGCCGAGTTCTGTCAAGGCACGCTTGACGCACTCGTACGGCTTGCCCATCTTCACGGTCGGCTTCAGCCGCGCCTCCCCTACCGGCTGCAGCAGGCCCACGGTCGGGTCGTACTGCATGGGCAGTGGCGCGTAGGCGGGGGCCAAGAACCAGTCAGGCTGCAGGCTGAAGTCGCTCATCTTCTGGTAGTGCCGCAGCCACGTCCGCATCTCGTCGCCAAGCTCCTCCGACACGGGCAGGGTGTCGGCCTGCTTCGTCTTGAACCGGTAGATGTTCAGCGTGGACCGGTCAAGGTCAAGGTCTTGGATCCGCAGCGAGTTGATCTCGCTGCCACGCATGAACGTGAACAGCCCTAGGGCGATGATCGCCCGGTCGCGGGGATTCTTGGCGGCATCAAGCAGGTTCGGGAACTCCTCCACGGGCAGCCAAAACTGCTCGACGTGCTCCGCACGGACGGACTTCCACCCGTCAGTCGGGTCAGCGTCGGGTGACAGGTAGCCGTGCCGACGGCACCAGGGGAAGAACGTTCCCCGCAGCATGGACAGGTACAGGTTCTGGGTCTTCGGTGCCCAGTTGCCGGCCCCGAAGAACCGGTCCAGTTCGGCAGCGTTGATCTTGTCAACATTGGTGTCACCAACCAGATCAAGCCACCGGTTGAGGACTTGGATGTTGTTCTTGACGCTGCGGTCAGCGAGCCCACGGGCTCGCAGATGTGCCTTGAAATCGGGAACAATCTCGCTGATGACGGCCTTCTTGGTTCGCATAGTGACTCCCTACCTCAGTGTTGGACTATCGGAATACTAACCCTCGCGGGTGGATGATGACAACACTGTATGACCGGTCATTATGCCACGAGGGTTCAAGTCCCCCCTCGGACACAAACGCTTTATTTGCAGTCCGATTATGAGTTCTGACCAGGCCAAACGTGTAGTTGAACGTTGAACTTAGTCCCGGTATTCGGACGTTTTGAAGTTTCCTCACCGGGACCACTCCTTGCTCGGTCATTGAGACAGGACTACGTAGCCGTCTGCTATCCTGAAACTGTCCATGTGGGCAGATGGAGACAGGAGCAGTTATGGCACCGCGAACCAAAGTACCCGACAAGAACACCCTGGAACGCTGGCGTGATGAAGGCTATACGCAAGCCCAGATGGTTGAGCTGACTCTCAGCGAGTTCGGTGAGGTGGTGTCCAGGTCAGCCATCGCCAATGCGATGGCCCGGTACGGGCTCTCTGCCGTTGGCCCCCGCTACGACGAGGAAGTTCCCTGGCAGATTAATGCCACTCACGCCACCGCTCACCCGCTCCGGATGCTTCGCCTGCTGGGTCGACGTAACGCCACCGACGACCTCGGCGAGGAGGAGAGCCGGCAGCTCGACTCCTGGCTGCAGCAGCTTGATGAGCGTCAACTGATCGTCGGATACGACCCGGACGACACGATGGGTTTCCGGTACATCAACATCAGCTACAAGGATCACGAGCTGGACATCCCGATCCGTAGGCGCCTGCTGTACATGGCTGCACCGAAAGCAAGACGAGCCTAGGCGAGGTCTTGACAAGCCTCGGCAAGGTGTGGCTACAATAGAAACTATATAAACAGTGTAGTAAGAGCCGGGGCTTTATGGCCCCGGCTCTACTGTTTACGTACTGAGTGATGACGGTACATCAACCGGCTATAGCCGGTGATCTCCTCACAGTTTCAGTTGAATTTCAGACAACTGTCAGACGCCTTGGCTAACTTGAAAAGACACTCGCCAAGGCAGCGAAGCGACACGCCGGTCAATGACCGGTCATTGTGGAACCCTAGGGTGATGTGTCAACATAGCCGCATCAACGCCGAAGGGGGCATGAATGATCACCGTCACCGTCACTGAAACCGCTCTGATTATTGTGTCAGTTGGGGACATTGATGAAGATGAGTGGCGGGACACCGCCGCACGTCACGGGCTGCACGGGCGGATGGGCCACCTCGCTGACTACCGCACCGAAACCGGCCAAGACGGCACCGATCTCGTGCACTACTGGCGCTTCCAGTTCACCCCCACTGACAGCAAGGCGGCGACCCAATGAGCCACTTGTCCTACTCGCAGGTAGAAACCCTTCTCACGTGCGGTGAGAAGTACCGGCTGACCCGTGTTGTCGGCCTGCAGGAGCAGCCCGCCTGGTGGCTGATGGGCGGCAGCGCCGTCCACGTCACCACCGAAAGGTACGACCTGTCCGAGAACCCTGACGGGTTTGATGTGGACACAGAGTTCGCTGCCGCACTGTCGGAGCAGCTCTTCGAGATCTCCCATGATGGACCCATTCGTGCGTCGGGCCGTGCCACAAAAGAGTGGCCCGGTGGGGAAGACGACGCATGGTGGGCTCATCATGGGCCTAAGTTCGTCCAGTCATGGATTGACTGGCGTAAGCAGAACCCGAACCTGGTTCTGCACATGGTGAACGGCACGGTGCCAGCGGTTGAGGTCGCGGTCACCGCTATCACGGAGGACGGTGTCGCCCTGCGCGGCTTCATCGACCGGGTGTTCCAGGACCGGGAGTCCGGTGATCTGCTGATCGTGGACTTGAAGACGGGCAGGAACTCTCCCCCGTCCAGCTTGCAGATGGACTTCTACCGGTACGGCCTGCAGTCCACGCTCGGCATCAGCGCCCGCCACGGTGGCTTCTGGATGGCCCGCAAGGGCACCCTCGATGCCGTCCACGAACTGTGGCGTACCGATGAGCAGATCGCGAAGATGCTGGTCAACGCCCGCATCCTCATCGACAACGAACTGTTCATCCCCCACATGACGAACATGTGCAATTCGTGCGGTGTGAAGGAGTTCTGCACCGCCCACACGAAGCCTACGTCCAATCACAACACTAAGGTAGAGGAGTCCGAATGAGTGCACCGGATAACGTTCTCGTGCAGTCCAACTTCAAGACCCCGCTCGGGGGTTTGCACAACGCCTACGGGCATGACGAGCAGTCGTTCGACCTGGCCCTGGCGATCCTTGAGGATCGCGTTGCTCGACTGACGGCACTGGAGCAGCAGCTCCACGGGGCCGGCAACGTCGCGCAGGGTATTGGCCTTGCGGCACCGTCCCGTCAGCCCGCACCGGCAGCACCGGCTGCCGCACCTACTCCCCCACCGGTCGCACCGGGATGGGAGACACCGGCACCGTCGTTCCAGCAGGCCACTGTTCCGCAGTGTGCGCACGGTCCCCGCACTGCCCGGTCAGGGTCTGGTGCGAAGGGTCCGTGGAAGGCGTGGTTCTGCCCAACCCCGAAGGGGACACCGAATCAGTGTGACGCGATTTTTGTGACTCGCGGCACGTCGGAGTGGGACGGGTTCCCCGCCTAAGCCATGCGATCCCTACACCGCACCGTTCGGTCCATTGATAGGGGCGGCACCAGCCTTCCGGTGCCGTTCCCGTCATGGGCTGACCGTGGCATCAGCATCCGACGCGGCGAAGTGTCCATGATCGCTGGCCCACCAGGAGCCGGCAAGTCATCACTCGCTTTGGCTATCGCCGTCGCAGCGAAAGTACCCACCTTGTACGTGTCGTGCGATTCGCACGAGTCCACGATGGCGCTGCGCACGATAGCGATGCTGACTCGCACCTCGCAGAACGAGGTCGAGCAGTACATGGAGTCCGACCCCGATTGGGCAGCATCCGTGATTCGTGATCACGCATCCCACATCAAGTGGATGTTTGATGCTTCACCGACCCTCAATGATCTTGAGGATGAAGTGAACACGTACCGGCTGGTGATGGGTGACAACCCGCAGCTCGTTGTCGTGGATAACGCTGTTGATATCACGCATGACAGTGGGGACGAGTTCTCGTCACTTCGCTCACTGATGAGGGAAGTGAAGTGGTGGAGTCGCGACACGGGTGCGGCGTTCCTGATCCTGCATCACACGTCGGAGTCGTATCACGGGAACCCGTGCCCACCTCGGTCTGCTTTGCACGGGAAGATCGCACAGATCCCATCGCTCGTGTTGACACTTGCAAGCGAGCAGCCGGGGTTGATGGCAGTCGCTGCCGTGAAGAACCGTTACGGCCCCGCTGACGCGTCCGGTCAGACCGCCGTGTGGCTGGACTACCACCCGTCAACGATGCAGCTAAAAGACATTGATGCGTGAGGTGCTGACGTGAGTCTCGAAACCCAATACGAGTGGCTGAAGTTTGGGCAAAAGTACGGGTGGGTGAGTAAGCAGTTCTGTCTGACGCACGACGGCCCTCCGATGACTAGCGAGGAAGCCGATGCGTGGGATGACGGCTCGGACCCGTGCTGCTTTTGTGTGCGCCTTGTTGAGTACAACGATGAGCTGTCTGGTGGGCGGGAAGGCTGGGGCACCGATGTCTGACAGTGGCATCACGGGTGTGAAGCCATGACTGGTGACCCGACTTTTGAGTCACGCCTCTGGCGTGCATCCCTCACCATCCTCGGACTGTTCACGGTCGCCTGCGGTGCGGTTCTCGTGCACTCGCTGTGGAAGCTGGTGCGCGGGTGAGCGCATCAAACAAGGCGAAAGGTTCTCGCTGGGAGCGGGAACTTGAGGACTACCTGAACGCGTGCGGGGTGCACGCTCGACGCCTTCCCCGTGCAGGCGCTAAGGACATTGGTGACGTGTCTATCACGGTCGGTGATTTCGTGATCGTGGTTGAGGCGAAGAACGTGAAGACCGCTGACATGGCTGACTTCCTGCGGCAGGCGGACGTTGAGTCCGATC